GTTGGTAGTAGTCTGTTGAAATGTTGGCATTGTTCATGATTCTGGCTGCTTCTGCTCTACATGCATATGCCATGATCATAAATATATCTATATCTGGATAATTGATTTCATAACTCACTGCTTGATCTATTAAATACTTCACACGCTGCCTTGCTGAGTAATTTTTGGTCTTGATTGCATATTTAGATAGAGTAAATAATTTCTTAGGATCACGTGTGAGTGTTATTCTTTCTGTAGTTGTGGGATCTACATACCATGCTCTAAGACTACAGAATTTGAAGGAATTTGGTCCTCCTATTTCCAAGAATTTACATATTTGTCCTAATCCCCCTTGTCTGTCATCTATATCTTCATATTTTCCTGTTGGCTTGGTGAGGAAATAGGTTTGATATATGGACTTGATGAAATCATCTGGTATTGTCTCGTTGTATAGTACTGAAAAATCATCACCCTTAGAAAACAAGACATAGTCTTGACCATATACCAATCCGGACATATCATTAGCAAATTTGTTGTATAATGCCATTCTAATTGTGTTTGCTAATGTTGTATCACAATCTCCGGAAAACACTGTGCCTAGGACTTTGTATGTGAGATAAGTTTTGGGTTTTCCATTGACGTGATACTTTACATCCATTGTCTTGTAGTGGAGTTGAGAGTATTTCAAAAAATCTTCCTTTGGTACATGATACACTTTATCTGCTACTCTCTTATATATATATCTATCTACGGCTTTCAATGTTACATCTTGTGAATTATCAAATGCTGATCCATCACCTTCCACTACTTTGGTAAAGCCCATGGCAAGATACCGATTTATGTCTTCAGCCATTTCAGTCAAGTTCTTGCCTCCACAGTAACCTGGTAGTTTGTGTGCTGCTAATTCTTCAAGTTGCCAGGTTATTGGTCCCATTGTATATTTTATTCTCTGTGGTATTGAGCAAACCATCCTGGGCTTACCATCTATAGGCTGCAATTCTGCTTTAACTATAGCTTCATAGTGTTCTGTCAATATTCTAGCTTTTTCTTCAGATGTGTATGTTATTTCAAATATAGGTGCTTTCTGGTAGTACAGCCTTATAGGATCAATGGCTCTCTGTTTCTGTGCTGGTAAATGTGAATACCATTGAGCTTCATTATATGAGAAATCATCTAAATCATCACCTAAGTATTTCTCAATTTGCTCCACTGCATAGTTGTAAAACTGCTTGGCAATTGCAGCGCTCGGTGCTGGTGCTGTCTTCATCTGCCGTTTAGCTGCTGCAAAAAGGGTTTGTTTATTTTTACCATACATCATTACTTCATCTTTGACATTATCATGCTTACAACCTAATAATTTTTCAAACCCTATTTTCTTAGGTGCTTCATCCTTAATGGCACAAACAGGTATGTTATTAATTGTATCCCCATAATACTGGTATGATCTTGGCATAGATTCATTGAATTCATAAACTTCTG